CAAAAAGCGACAGAGTATTATGCTGAAGAGTGTATCAAAGCTGGTGTATCTTTTCTCAATTGTATCCCAGTCTTTATCGCAAGCGATCCTGTTTGGGAACAGAAGTTTATTGACGCCAAGATTCCTTTAATCGGAGATGATATGAGGTCTCAGTTTGGTGCTTCAGTATTGTCTCAGGTTCTTCAGGAGCTAGCTTTTGATCGTGGCATGATTGTTGATTTTCATCAGCAAATCAATGTTGGCGGTAATACTGACTTCAATAACATGATGGTTCAAACTCGACTTGATTCAAAGAAAAAGTCTAAGGAAAATGTGATTCGAGCTCAAAACGATATTCGCAACATTCCTATGAAAGAAGATTCTTTGTTTGCCGGTCCGTCAACGTATATTCCTTATCTAAAGGATAACAAGGTCGCTTACTTCAATCTTCGTATGCGAGGATTTGGCGATGCGCCAGTTGAGCTTGACGCAAAACTGTCAGTACAAGATTCTGAAAACTCGGCAGGTGTTGTAATTGACGCTATTCGATATCTTCAGGTAGCTCGTGAAGAAGGTATTGTTGGCGCTCTTCGTGGTCCTTCAGCTTGGACTCAAAAGACTCCACCTGTTCAAATGATGTATTCTGACGCAAAGTTTGAATGCGAAGCTCTTTCTCGCCGTGTTTTGACAAATCAAACAAAGAGTCAGATTGTCCGATAATGCGAATCAACACTTTTGATATTGATGGCGTGATCAACATGGGTGATTATGATGGAGTTTATCCTGGGAAAAATGACATCATAATCACCGGAAGATCTTTTGAAGAACGCGATGAGACAATGGAGCTTCTTTCTCGAAAAGGTATTCAAAACGCAGTATATATGAATCCTTTGAGATTTTCAGAAAAATCAAGAAAATCATCAGGAACTTTCAAGGGATTTATGATTCAGACACTAAATAGTCTTGGATATGAAGTGATGATTCATTACGAAGATGATCCAATTCAGGCTTATGAAATCTCTTTTATTGTTCCTGAAGTGAAGATTGTGTTGCTCAATCACGATCTAGTCGAAAAAGAAAATGTGAGGCATTTGTTATGAGAAAGTTGATTGCGATTATTGGTATGCCAGGTACAGGTAAAACCACTTTGATGCGAGAATGGATGTCTTCTCGAAAATGGGAGACTGACAACAGCGTCAAGCTACTTAATAGTATGGTAAGCGGTGATATTCGTCTTTTTGGTAAATACGAAGAAGGCGATCTTTTTGCTGGAACTGATAAACTCTCAATGGCAGTTCAGCCAGAAGCAATCAAGTACCTTCAAAATCCAACTCATTCGGTAAATATCTTTGAAGGCGATCGTCTCACATCTATCGCATTTTTTCAAGAAGCTCTCAAACTTGGATACGATTTATCCATTGTGATTCTTGAAGTTTCTGATCAAACTCGAGAAAAGCGATATCAAGAAAGAGGTTCTGAACAAAACGAAAAGTTTATTCGTGGACGTAGAACAAAAATCGAGAATGTAAAGTCTGAGTTTGAAGAAAAGATTTTTACTGGCGATCCTTGCTACTATCAAACCTTTTCTCACGAAACTTCAGAAGATACACAAAAAGTGATATCATATATCAACAGTTTGATTGAATAGGAAAACGATTTGAGTCGATTTGATTTAGTGTTAGACTTTGAGACAATGGGGCAATATTCTGTAACATGTCCTATTGTCGATTGTTCAGTTATTGTATTTGATTGGGATCGCTTTTGCGAAAATCCTTATACATTTGAAGAGCTTTTAGACTCTGTAACATACTTCAAGGTTTCAGTTGCAGATCAAGTGAAAAATTACGGGTATGTTGTAGAAAAAGGTACCATTCAGTTTTGGGAGTCTTTACCATCAAATGTTTTGAGTAAAATAAAACCAAAAAAGACAGATCTTTCCCTAGAAGATTTTGCGAAACAGTTTTTGTCATTCCTCTCAAAATCTCCCAAAATCTCATATTGGTGGTCTCGGTCAAATACGTTTGATCCAGTTATTCTTGAAAGAGTGATGGTAGACACTTCAAATCAACATCTCTATAAAGAGTATTTGAAGTATTGGAGAGTGAGAGATACTAGAACCTTTATTGACGCAAAGTTTGACTTTACAACAAAAAACGGATTTATTCCTCTATCAGATGAAAACTGGTGGAAGCAAAACTTTGAAGAACATAACAGTCAACATGATGTAGTGGCTGATGTATTGAGATTACAAGCCATACATCGAGCAGAAAATGGAAAGGACATGATATAGGTGAAAAATGAATATCCCTCACATAGTTCCGGAGCAATGAGAGAAGCACTTGAATATCCGTATTTTCGACAGGTTCCTCTTGAAGCGATTGCAGCAGGTGCAGCTTCTCTTGAATATGGGGCAAAAAAGTATGCTCATAGAAACTGGGAAAAAGGTCTTCCATGGCAACAAATGATCGATAGTCTCAAGCGTCATATTGATGATTTTGAGCGAAGAAAAGAATATGATGAATCGGGACTTCCTCAAACATGCATGATTATGGCTTCTGCTATGATGCTTTGCGCAAGCGTGATTCGAGATATTGGGATTGATGATCGGTTACCCAAACCTGACGATAAAGCATTAGATCCAAAACAATGTTCAAAATGGATGCATACACAACTTTCAAAAGTGAAAAAAGAATAAATATATGTAATTAATCTATTTCAGAATAGGATAAAAAATGTGCGTCGTAGCAGTTAAATATTTTTCTAATATAGGCTGGGTTGGCGTAAAAAACCGAGATCGCAACTACGACACAAAACTCAAAATTGTTCAAAGTAACAGAAAGAACGTGCAACGTCTTTATATCGATGACGAATATACCCGTTGGACGGAAGGATTGAATGAATATGGATTATGTATTTTATCGGCAACCTTTTCAGTAAAAATTGATGAAAAAGAAGGCGATGAAATTGCCAACTTTACAAAAAAACGCAAAGAAGGGTATATGAGCCCTGATGGGAAAAAAATTCGAGATGCGTTATTTTTGAAAGATCCTCTTGATGCTATTGAATATCTTCAATATCAAGAGTTAGCCGGTGCAACATACGTTTTCAATCAAAAAGATTGTTATTTGTTGGAAGGTGGGTTTACGGAAAAGAAAATATTCAATAGAAACAGAAAATACATTTCAAAAATTCAAAAAATTGAAAATTATTCTTGCAGAACAAATCACGGCATTTTATTACCTCAATTGGGCTACAAAAAAGATGCAGCCGACCCAAAACTTTTGAAGAGTAGAAAAAGTTCAGAAAAAAGGTTAGAAGCTGTTAAAGATTCTGTATCTGCAGCCAATACATATACGAAAATGATGAACGCGCTTTCAGTAAAACCTTATGATGATCCATTTCTTAATCCAATAAGAGTAGGTGATATCAAAAAAGGCGATATGGTCACAACTGGTCAAATTATGTTGATACCGAATACAAATACGATGCATTATAGACCAATATATAGTACAATAACAGCAAATTATCACAAATTGAATTCGACAATTTCAAAAACATATTTTGAAATTGTTTCTGATCGTAGATTGTTGTCGTTTAAGGATTATAATGACATCAAGAATTAACTTGGATAAAGATGCCTTCTTTAAGGTTAGATAATTATTTCTATATCTGATTGTTGGAATAGAAAAAAACAAAAAGGTGATATATTATGACACAAATACAAATCGACACAGAAAAGTTACGAAGAAAATCGCTATTTGTTGCTACTCCGATGTATGGCGGTAACGCAGCAGGAATCTATACATCCGCGCTATCTGATCTAATGGACTTGTGCCGCCAACTTCAGATAGATGTGAAAAAATACTTTATGTTCAATGAATCGCTGATTCCTAGAGCGCGCAACTATTGTGTAGACGAGTTTCTTCGCAGTGGTTACAGTCATATGATGTTTATTGATGCTGACATTGGCTTTAATCCAAAAGACGTCATTACGCTGCTTTCTCTCTGCGAAGAAGAAACTGGAATGGATGTTGTGACAGGAGCATATCCAAAGAAAACGATTGCTTGGGAAAAGATCGCAAAAGCCTATGAGATGGGTTATGGTAAAGAAAATCCATTTCAACTTTCCGAGTTTGTTGGAGATTACGTGTTCAATCCTGTTGAAGGAACAACTGAGTTTCGCATTGATCAGCCAGTTCAAATCAAAGAAGGTGGCACTGGATTTATGATGATTCATCGAAATGTTTTCACAAAATATGCCGAGGCTTATCCAGATCTTCTTTACAAGCCAGATCATGTAAGAACAGAACATTTCGATGGTTCCAAAAAGATTACCGCATTTTTTGATTGTGAGATTGATGGACCTTTTCAAAAAATGTCTTTTGCTCTTTGTGACTTGATGAATGCAAATCTATCAAAGGAAGAACGGCTTGAAAAAATCGATGAGATTTTGACTCAAGTCGAAAAGGAAAAGGATACATATAGTTACCGATATCTTTCTGAAGACTATATGTTTTGTCAAAGAGCAAGAAAAATCGGTATCAAAGTTTGGCTTTGTCCTTGGATGCGCCTGATTCACGCAGGCAGTTATTACTTTGGCGGCAGTCTACAAGCACTTGCAGCAATTCAGGCAACTCCAACCTCCAATAAATACTCCAACAAAAAAGCCTACGAAAAAGGCTTTACTTCAACAACAAATGAGAGTAAAGTAAAATCTTCGGGCGAGCTTACTCGACAACAAAGAAGAGCACTTGAACGCCAAAACTCTAAGAAACGATGAAAGGTATTATTATGAAGATTTCAGAAAAAACTATTGGCATTCTACAAAACTTCTCGCAAATCAACTCAGGGTTTGTGTTTACAGCAGGTAATGAAGTTCGAACCATTTCCGAAAAGAAGAACGTTCTTGCTTCAGCTAAGATTGAAGAAGACATTCCAAGCAAGGCATGGATCTATGATCTAAAGCGATTCCTATCAACACTTTCTCTACACGAAGATCCAGAAGTTGAGTTTTCTGAAAAGTGTTTTACCATCAAAGGTAATAAGAAGACAAAGCAAAAATATATGTATGCTTCTGAGAGTATGGTGATTTCTCCACCAGAAAAGAATATCACACTTCCAACTGTTGATATGAAGTTTACGCTTTCTTGGGCTGATATCAAAAGCATTATTCAGGCTTCTAATGTGCTTCAGTTTCAGGACACTGTCTTCACCGTAAAGGATGGTAAGTTGGTCGTCCAGGCTACTGACTATTCAACTACAGATGATTCCAAAGATATTTTTGAGATGGAGATTGATCAGTTTGATACGGCAAATGAAGGCGCTGTAATGATTCTTGAACCGGATAACTTTGGTAAGTTGTATCCTCAAGAACACTATGAAGTCACCTTTTCCTCAAAGGGTATTTGTAGTTTCAAGTCCGATCTAATCGAATATTGGTTTACTGTTTCGACAAAAGGACGATAAAAATATGCTATCTGTAAATGATATTGTTGCCGCGATTCAAGTCATTGATGTTTGCGCTGAACGAGGAGCATTCAAGTCTACTGAGTTCACCACTGTTGGCACTCTACGCGAAAAGTTCGCAAAGTTTGTTGAAGAATATGATAAGGAGAATCAGCCTAAAACTGAAGAAACCACCGAACAGACTGAAGAATAGTATTTTATCTCTCAAGGAGTGTTTTGATTATGGAAGAGTTTTTGTACGTTGAAAAGTATCGGCCAAAAACTGTAAGTGAAACTATTTTGCCTGAGAAACTCAAAGCAGTTTTTCAGAAGTTTGTTGATCAAAAGAATGTACCAAATCTGATTCTTTCTGGCCGTGCGGGAGTAGGTAAAACTACAATCGCGCGAGCCATGCTTGAAGAGATTGGTTGCGATTATATGATTATCAATGGATCATTGAATGCTCAGATTGATCGTCTGCGAACCGATATCGCAAACTTTGCTTCAACTACATCGTTTGTTGGCGGTCGAAAGTATGTGATCATTGATGAAGCGGACTATATGAGCGCAACTCATATTCAGCCAGCTCTTCGCAATTTTATTGAAGAGTTTTCCGCTAACTGCGGATTCATTATGACCTGTAACTTCAAAAATCGGATTATTGAACCTCTTCATTCTCGTTGTAGCGTGATTGACTTCAGTATTCCAAAAGAAGAGATTCCAAAACTTGCTGCCTGTTTTTGGAAGCGTACTTGTCAAATCCTTGATAAAGAAAGCGTTCAATATGATCCAAAGGTTGTCGCTGAGTTCATCAACTCCCATTTTCCCGATTGGCGACGTTGTCTCAATGAGCTACAGCGATATTCCTCTATGGGTAAAATCGACTCGAGTATCCTAGCAGCAAAAAGTAATGACAATATTAATGTTTTGATTGGATATCTCAAAGACAAAAACTTTACCGATATGCGAAAGTGGGTGTCCGATAACAGCGATATTGACTCTACCGAGCTTTATCGGAAACTGTATGATGTGCTTCCAACAAAAATCAAAAGCACGTCAAGCGTATCTGATGCTATCATTATTCTTGCCGAATATCAGTTCAAAGAGGCGTTTGTCGCAAACAGCGTGATCAATCGAGTTGCTTGCCTTTCCATTCTAATGGCTGAAGTTGACTGGAAATGAGTCGTTGTTTCTTATGCGATTCAAAAATAAAACAAAATAATCCGATAAGGATCGTTTATCGTTATATTGAAGACGGAGTTCAAAAAGAAAACACCGTCACTCTTTGCGAAAAATGTGAAAACTCTATAGAATGGGCTGAGAATAATGACAAGTAACGTTTGGGATTATGTGAACTCAATCACATCAAACAAAAAGAATCTAATGCGAGATAGTGAGAATGATGCGTTGGCTGAAAAGGATTACAATCCTTGGATTATCAATCTCGCTTTGTCGATGCATTCTGATACGATATTACACGCAAATCAAGTGAATCTGAACTATCATCTAGATAATCGTCCTCAGTATGAATATCTACTCAACTCTGTTCGAAAGAAGTTTCGGAAAGGATGGGTCAAAGAAGCGAAGGTTGATAATCTAGACTTGATTTGCGAAGTGTATAAATGCAATAAAACAAAAGCAAAAGAATATCTAACTCTTCTCTCAAAAGATCAAATCAAAGCTATCAAAGAGAGTCGAAACACTGGAGGATAATAAATACCGTTTTGTGAATACAACCATAAGGAATAATAAAAATGAGTGTTGTTGATGATTTGATTGAAGTAAAACTGCTTCGAGAAGATAACTTTCTACTTGTGAAAGAAACCTTGACTCGTATCGGTATTATGTCCAAAAAGGACAAAAAGTTATACCAATCTTGTCATATTCTTCACAAAAGAGGTAAATACTATATTGTTCACTTCAAGGAACTGTTTATGCTTGACGGTAAGGAGTCATCTTTTTCGGAAGATGATAGAGGTAGACGTAATAAGATCGTTCAGCTTCTTGAACAGTGGGAGCTTGTGAAAATCGTAGATCGAAATAAAACTGAAGAACCTCTAGCTCCAATCTCGAAAATCAAGATTCTCCCGTTTTCAGAAAAAGATAACTGGGAACTTTGTAGCAAATATTCTATTGGGTTTTCGTCATAAAAAAGGAGATTATATTATGGAAGTGTTGAAGATTTATAAGATGAATGAAGGTGCTCACGAACCTGTATATTCTACAGAAGGAGCAGCATGTTTTGATATCAAGGCTTGTTTGACAGAAAATACTGAAGTAAGTTCGTATAATAAGTTTCAAGACTCATTTTTGAAGAAAGTGATTTATAACGATGTTCTACGCGAACACGCTTTGAAGATCAAATCTGGAGAACGTTGTATGATTCCAACAGGTCTCATTTTTGATTTGGACGAATCTCAATCTCTTCGCATTCACCCACGCTCCGGTCTTTCCATCAAAAACGGTATTATTCTTGCCAACTCTCAAGGCATTGTAGATTATGACTACACTCAGGAATGTTTTGTCTGCCTACTCAACACTACTACCGTTGATTTTTATGTCACAAACGGCATGAGAATCGCTCAAGGTGAAATTGTCAGGAATAATCAGGTAAAGTTCTCCTTTGTGGATACTGAACCATCTCAAAAGACAAATCGTGTTGGAGGGTTTGGTAGTACTGGAGTTTCGTAAAGTGGAGTTTTTCTCCACTTTTTTCATTTACAAACAACATATATGAGAGTATAATACAAGTTTGAGTTTAGTGAAAGGATTTGTATGTTTTATACTTGTGTGAATAGATATGGCAACTCGATACTTTATCGTGGATATGATAGAAACGGTAAACGTGTTGAACAAAAAGTGCAGTTCAAACCAACGTTTTATCTCCCATCAAAACAAAAAGAAACTGAGTGGAAAAGTCTTGACGGTGTAAACGTCGAGCCGATTACACTCGATTCAATTAATGAAGCCAAAGACTTTTTTGAGCGATATAAGGATGTAAGCAACTTTTCGATATATGGCACCACAAACTATGTGACGCAGCTTATCAATGAGAAGTTTCCTGGCGATATCGCTTTTGATCGTAGTAAAATGCGAATCTTTGCTGTCGACATCGAGGTCAAAAGCGATGAGGGATTCCCGAAACCAGAAGAAGCTCTTTATCCTGTAACTGCGATTTGTGTCAAAGAACTTTCTTCTAAGATTGTTCGAGTTTGGGGACTCAAAGACTTTGATCCATCGATTGTTGATGAAAACCATATCCCAAAAGATTTTACAGTCGTTTATCAAAAAGGATCTTCTGAAAAAGATCTTCTTCTCAACTTTCTAGACTACTGGACAAAAAACTATCCAGATATTATTACTGGCTGGAACATTCGTTTCTTTGATATTCCTTATCTGGTAAATCGCGTAAAGCGTATTATGAGTGAAGAGCTCAGTCGAAAGTTTTCGCCATGGGGAATCGCAAGTTACCGAGTGATTTCTGTAAAGGGTAAGTCTCTTGACACTTATGATTTATACGGTATTCAGCAACTAGATTATATGGATCTTTTTCAAAAGTTTGGATACACTTATGGCACTCAAGAGTCTTATAGCCTTGACCATATTTGTAGCGTAGTGCTTGGCGAAAAGAAAATGTCGTATGAAGAATACGGCTCGCTTCATAATCTGTATGAAGAAAATCATCAAAAGTATATTGAGTACAACATCAAGGATACGCTTCTTGTTGAGAGGCTTGATGAGTATCTGAACTTTATTGATCTTGCTATGACAATGGCCTACAAAGCCGGAGTCAACTATTCTGAGACGTTTGGCACTACTGCGATTTGGGAAAGCATTGTATACAAAAAGCTCAAATCGTTAAATATGGTACCTACTCCAAGAAAAAGGAAGGATAAGCGTCCATATGCTGGTGGTTATGTAAAGCAGCCTCGAAACGGTATGCATGAGTGGATTGCTTCTTTTGATTTAAACTCTCTGTATCCTTCTTTGATTGTTCAGTATAACATGAGTCCTGAAACTCTTGTTTTTGATAATGATATCAATCTACCAAACGATCCGCTCAAATATCTTGATGATAACTTTGAGATGCCAAAAGAAGTTTTTGAAAAGAACTATGCTGTGGCGGCAAATGGTTCTTTGTATCGAAAAGAAAAACAAGGCATTCTTCCGCAAATCGTTGTTGACTTTTATGATGAGCGTGTTGTCATCAAAAAGAAAATGCTTGAGAAAAAGAAGCAAATTGAAGTTGTTGAAGATGACAACCAAAAATCAAAATTGAAACAAGAAATTGTGAATCTTGATAACAATCAGATGAGTATAAAAATTCTCCTGAATAGTCTGTATGGAGGAATCGCCAACGAGCACTTCAACTATTTTGACATCAATATTGCTGAAGGAATTACTTTATCTGGACAGCTAGCGATTATGTGGGCTGAGAAAACTATCAATAAGTAC